CCTCCAACCCGTTGTTCTCGCAGATGGTCATACAGTCTCATGTGTTATATGTGATCTCACAGAGGAAATCCTCACAACACCACCCGAAGAGTTGAGGGTTCGGATCCTTGAGGAGTTGGATGTCCCTCTCCCAAAACAAATCCGAATTGGTTGGGGTGCTGAATGGGATGGTGAGCGATGGCAGTTTTCCCAATCATCGGGGGTTCTCAGCCTCTATGGACAACTTCCCTTCTTTGGGGAATGTCCAAGTGTCGCTATGTGTGGTATGATGTCACCTCGCAACACACCCTACTCAAGTATTGAGGCTGCGGTGGAGGTATCAAGGTCTCTCAGTCACACAGTATTTGGAACTCGGGAACCACTGGGACCTCTCCTTCTCACACAAGTTATATCAGTGACACTTTTAGTGCTTATAGTTTTAATTCTCATTTATCGTAACAGAAACCAATGAAGTTTCTAGCAAAGGTACAAACACCCATGTATGACCATAACGATAAGAAATACATTCGTTTGGTCATTCCTGAAAACTGTGCTGAAATCATCCGAAGAATGCACATAAACAAATCCAGGTTTATTAAAAATTCCCACATAGACAATCCCCTTGAAGGTCGTATCCTCACAGTGAAAGTTCCGTTCCGTTATAGGAGAGTGATGTGTGAGGTCAAAGGACGACCAGTACAGTCTCTTATAAAAGATGACGAAGTTGAAGTTGAATTGGAATTCGCGGGTACTTGGAATGCTGGTAACTATAGTGGTTATGCCTGGAAATTAAGTAGTATATCATTTATTAACTGTCCTGTTTGTGTGTGATAACTTGACCACCCATACTTTCTGCGACCTGTTCCATTTTTCTAACGATTTCTTCGGGGTTAATCTCTGTTTGCGAGTTATCATTTTTAGTTTGTAATTTAATGGTTTCAACGCCATGGTTCTTTAAAATGTTGAAAACTTTCAGTGAACCTTGTGCACTAGCTATATCTAACTCAATAGCTTTAATTTCTTCATCAATTATAATCTCCGTTCTTCCCATGTTCATATAATATATGTTCATGTTAATTCTTTAAATATCGTCATCATCTAGTATTTTTTTTAAATTTATGTTATCTCGTTCTGGGATGGGTTCTGGGATGGGTTCTGGGATGGGTTCTGAAATTATCACGATATTTTTTTTGATGAGATTTTCATAATAACTTTCAATTCCTTCTATCTTAAGAAGGTGTTCTGATAGTTCTTTTTTTGCAGTTCTTAAAACTTCAAGTTCCTTTTTAATGTCTATAGTATCTTTGGTCTGCATATACTTTCACGTGTAACTTTATCTTTAAACAAACAAAGATTACTTACTTTTTGGGTGTATCCGATGAAGAAAGTTCTTTAACACCCATATTCAGGAAATCCTGTAAAATGGTAATTATACCCATATCACGCATATTTTGTTCCTCGCGTTCTTTTATATTTTTTTTGTAGTTTTGTATTTCAGTTTCCACATCAATTTTAATTGACATGTTATATGTTATATAAAGTTAGAATTCTTTAATATACTATATGCTAACACGAACAGGGTACCTCGTGACTGAGGGACCAATCACCGAAATTAAAAAGGAGCTTACGGTAAGACCCCAGGTCAACAGCGACTATGGATTTCCTCCCCCACCTTTCAAGGTTTTTAGAACAGCTAAGAATGGAGTGTGCGTTCCAAGATTCTACGGAGTTGGTAAGGTGGGAAAGCCCAAGGAGGATCGTCGCCCCGAGCCAGCGAAATCCAGCGCCAAGTTCGTCGGTCAGTTACGAGACGCAACCCACCAGAACGAGGCTCTTGCTGCAGCTATTAGTGCGGGCCATGGTGTTCTCTCGCTCCCATGCGGGTATGGCAAGACCACCGTATCCCTGGCAATAGCGTGTAAGTTGGGCTACCGCACAATGATTGTAGTTCACAAACAGTTTCTCGCAGATCAATGGCGAGAACGCATTCAACAGTTCTGTCCAGGTGCCACAATAGGCATTGTTCAACAGAATAAGAAGGAGACCGATTGTGATTTTGTCATAGCCATGCTTCAATCCCTGTCCCTCAAGGAGTATTCCTTCAGTGATTTTGACTCCATTGGTACACTCATCGTGGATGAAGCCCATCACATTTGTGCCAAGGTCTTCAGTCAGTCCCTCTTCAAGATGTGTCCCAAGCACATTTTTGGTCTTTCGGCGACACCCGAACGAAAAGATGGTCTCACGAAGGTTCTTCATTGGTTTATGGGACCCACATTCTTTGCGGTGGAGCGAAAGAATCAGGAACAGGTGGAAGTATTTCCGGTAACTTATGAATCATTCAACTACAGAAATCCTCCACCATGTACGAGAAACGGTAAACTATCAATGCCCAATATGGTCACAGAAGTTGTTGAAGACAGGAAGCGGAATCAAATGCTCGTTCAACTCGTGAAGAAAGCTTCAGAGGGCACGAGGCAACTCCTCGTTCTCAGTGATCGTCGGTGGCATTGTGAGATGCTCCACCAATGTTTCCCCAAAAACTCAGGACTCTACATGGGTGGTATGAAAGAGGCCGACCTTCAGGCTTCATCACAAAAGAAGATCATCTTTGCCACCTTCTCACAAGCCCACGAAGGTCTAGATATCCCAACCCTAGATACGGTGATTTTAGCGTCCCCCAAATCCGATATTACACAAAGTATAGGTCGTATTATGCGAGAGACTAAAGGTAAAAAGAACAATCCACATATCTACGACATCCATGATCCATGGTCCATATTTACAGCTATGTACTATAAGCGTCTCAAGGTGTACCGTCAAGGTGGGTTTAAGATCCATGGGAAGGTTGCCGAAGAAGAAAAGAAGAATGAGTTCCCTCAGGGAAAGTGTCTGTTTTTATAATCTGACTAATAAATAAATGTCTGGTGCATTGATACAACTTGTCTCAAAAGGCGCGCAAGACATTTATCTTAATAGTGAAGAAGGTCATTCGTTCTTTCGTATGAAATTTACGAGACACACAAATTTTTCACAGGCTCCCAAGCTTATTAAGACCATCACAGACAACGACCCTGTTTTTACAGTTCCCGTTTATGGTGATCTTATAAATTGTCTCTGGTTTGAGGGTCTTGATAAGAACTCCAATGTTTCATCAAATCTTTTGTATAATTCAACAATTGATCTTTATGTGGGTGGTCAGAAAATTGATTCTCAGCATTATGACTATTATGCGGACATTTGGCCAAACTATCTTTCAGAAACATGGGTAAAACAAGAGGAACTTACAAATAAAACGAGTACTTCCAACAGAAACTTCCAACCACTTCACTTTTTCTTTTGTGATCACGGGGCATTTTTACCCCTCATATCTTTAGCTCATCATCAAGTTGAAGTGAGGGTTAATTTTGATCAAGCAAGTCTGGTTGGTTATAATAATTCTCAAAAGAGAATCAATGTATATGGAAACTATGTATATCTCGACAAAGAGGAGAGAGAGTCTCTCGTAAAAAGACAGATGGACTTTATAATTACTCAAACACAGCGTTTGGATTTTCCACTTTCTAATGTAGTCGATAACTCCATTCAAACTGGTGGATACAATGATTTGGATTTGAGTTCCTTTAATCACCCCGTGAAGTCTATATTTTTTGGGTATTCGGCGACAAATATTGATCCAACAAATGATCGTTTTACATTTAAGAATGCGGATATTCACATAAATGGTACACCACTTCTTGAAAATATGAGCCCAACATACTTTCACACGGTTCAAAATTATTACAAGTCAAAATATGGTAAAACTGACTTCAGAGTTGACACAGAAGATCTAATGTATACCCGATATTTTGCGTATCATTTTGGTTTGAATGTTTCAGAATACAATCCATCTGGGACATGTAATTTCAGCAGACTCGATAATGCTAAACTCATAATTCGTGGAGCTGAAAAGGGTAGCTTTAGGGGGGATCAAAAAGATATTTATGTGTACGCAGTAAACTATAATGTCCTCAGGATCAAGGATGGTTTGGCTGGAATTTTATTCGGGAACTAAAGTATAAATGGGTCGCACCGCAAGATTCGAACAGATTTATGTTGCAAGTCTGGAGGCAGAACCCGTTGAACAAGAAACTCTTACGGGTGTCAAGAGTATTTTGACAAGAGAAGTAGAGGCAAATGAACTCCTACTTGTTACAGATCCCGAAACCGGTGTGAAAGGTCGCCTCGGTATATCAAATACAACACCATCAAAATCTCTTTCCGTGGGTAACAAGTTTTTTGTGGATGAAACTGACACAATTGTGCTTGACGTGAAAGGTCGTGGTAAAGCTGAGCGTTTATTCGTTGAAAATCAATTTGCCATCGGTACAACGAACCCAACAAAGGCGTTTCAGGTAAATAGTGGCGCAACGAGAAAAGTTGATATTGATTTAACAGGTCGTGATTTGATGACAGTGAGCGGTAACTTGGTTGCTACAAATGTGATCGTGTCCGATAGACTTATAACATCTGGGGCAAATCTTTCAATTAAGGAGACAAATTCAAATGTCGTCACTGTTGTGGGTGGTATCAAAACTTCAAACTTGAGCGTTGGAAGTAATGTTGGTATTTTTGACCAGGGTTCCAATATCATGATGTTAAAGGGTAATGTGTATCAAGAAGGTTACTTGAACCTTGTGGGTAATATCGCTGTGACTGGTAATATTACTGTCACAGAAACCGCGACATATATAGCTACACAGGATTTGCGTGTTGCGAATGTTGTCATTCATTCGGCTTTTGGAAATGATGTGCTGTCACGAGAAACGGCATTTGTTATGACACCTGGCACGGGATACTCAAATGTAGCTCTTGGTTTTGTCGCGGGTAATAGGGGTAGAGAG